GATAGTATTTTACAAGGTAGATGGGGAAATACTATACGATTTGGAAGTAATATTGTACCAGATTCTCACGGAGATGAGGATACTAAACAAGATTCACCAAACATTCTTATTAGGGCAGGACAACTATTCGACGCTTCAGATTTTGGTAAAAGTGGGGAAGTACAAAATTTAATAGATAGTCCAAAGAAACCTGTAAAAGAAGATATCAACGCCGATGGTAGTTCGATATGGGTGACTACCGACCAATCAGTAAAACTTAATATTGCAACTACAAATGCAATAAGTCATAAGTATATGACTGCTAACCATCAAGACGACCAACCACAAGAGGGTGGGAAACAAATTACACTTAATTCCGATAGGATAACCTTTAATACAAAAAAAGGAAAACTACTCGGATTCAGTAATGATGGTATAGGATTTTCTACACAAAAAAGTTTTACGGTTGATGCAGATAATGGAGTTGCTATGAATTCGGGCGGAGGAACTTCTATGGCTATGGTTCCAGGTGGTATAAGTTTAGTCACTCCAGGAAATTCAAGACTTGATTTAGGTGGTGGTGAAACAGGTGATGCAGATAAGATTACTTTATCAAGTGAGTGTCCATCATTTTTAATACTTGATGATAAGGCACATTTAGAATCTTGTGATGGTGCAAAAATACATCTTGATGATTGTGCCGGAATGGAAGATGACCAAGGTTCGTTTCTAAGAATAGGTGGTAAAGCACAAGGTGTGACAGGATATGTACTTGGTAGAGATGATATGGGACAACAACATCTCGTTTATGGAGAAGCATTAACTGATATATTAGATGAACTTATTACATCTATTTTAAATATAACGGCAATTCCAACTGGAGCAGGACCAAGTGGACCTGTAAGTGCAACACCATCACTTGCAGATTTTGAAAGTGTTCGTGCAAAACTTTGTGATTTATTAATGAAACCAGAATAATGGCACTTGATAAAAATACTTTAAGGGATAACTTAGTTGATAATTTTACTACAATTAGAGATGATACTACGGGTAAGTTAACTAAACAAGATTCTGCAAATGGATTTGCAACAGCAATTGTAGATTACGCAAAAGAAGCCGAAGTTCAGATTCCAGCTCCTATATCATTATTTATAACTGCGGCCGGTCCTGATCCATCAGTAGCTGGTATGAAATTAAAAGTAAGTGGAATAGAGACTGCTAAACCAGCACTTGTAGCTCAGATTATGTCGAGTTATACATTAATGGACCCGACTATGAATTTAATCTCATTGGGTATAGTAACTTTTACAGCATTAATGATAAATTTTAGTAATTCACTTAAAACTGTAAATGCAATAGGAACAACTATAATGGCAGTACCACCAATATTTCTACCCTCAACTAAGAAAGGTATGGATGGTGGAAGTATAGAAAATGTTTGTGATGAGATGGCAAAAGTAATACATACATCATTCTCAGCAAGTGTATTTACTGGAGTAGGAACTAATGTAACAGCCGTATCAACTGGTCCTGTTGCAGGAAAATTAGTGTAAAAATAAAAACAAAATATTTATTAGAAGAATAAAGGAGTTTATAATGAAAAAACAAGAACTAATAAAGATAATCGAACTTGTAGTTCGTAAAGAAGTGAAGAAACAGGTTAACGAGATATTTATTAACGAGAATAAGTTATCTCAAGAACCATCACTTACCGAATTAGTTTCAGAACCAATACCTAAAAAAGTACAAAAACCTAAAAAGAAGGTTCAATATACTTCAAATAAAACTTTAAATGAAGTTTTAAATGAAACGGTTGGATTAACTGGTAAAGGTAGTACACCAAATTCACAAGTAGATGAATTTGAAACTTTAGGGGGTGGAGTATTTGACCAATCAAAAATGGCTGAAATGATGGGATATGGTGGAGTAAACTCATCCGGCAATGAAGAACAGCGAAGAAAAATAGCAGCGGTAGATTCAATCAAAAAGGCTGGTGTTAAAGTTGACCAAGTTCCAGATCATGTAACGGATGCATTAACAAAAGATTATCGTGGTGTATTAAAGGCCATTGATAATAAAAAGAATGGAGGAGGATTCCGTCCATAATGGAGTTAGTAAATGGGTAGAGCACGAAGTGCATTAGAATTAGATTTAGATCCAGATGTAACAATCGGTTTGGGTTTACCTATGCAACACGATGATAATAATGGATTTTTTCCAGGTACTCAAACAACTCTTTCACAGACTGGTAGTAATATTAGAAATCTTTTATTAACCAATAAGGGTGAGAGGGTTGGACAACCAACTTTTGGTGCAGATTTAATGAAGGTTTTATTTGAACCTATGAGTGATGATTTAATTTCACAAGTTGAACAGAGTATTGGAGAATCTATGGCGCAGTGGTTACCGCATGTTACTGTAAAAAAATTAGAAGTAGAGGCAAATGATGTCAAACCAAATCAGTTAGATATAAATCTTCAATTTGCACTTGCTATGAACCCAACGGTTCATGAAACCATAACCCTAAGTTTTCTTACGGGTACATAATTAGTGGAGAAACAGAATGGCAAATAGAGTCCAAAAGGATGTAAGATATTTAAACAAAGACTTTGGTGCCTTTAGAGAAAGTTTAATAGAGTTTGCAAAAACTTATTATCCAAATACATATAATGACTTTAATGAGGCATCACCTGGTATGATGTTCATAGAAATGGCATCTTATGTAGGAGATGTCCTTTCTTACTATGTTGATAGTCAGTTTAAAGAGATGTTATTAGCATATGCCGAAGATAGAAAAACTATCTATGAAATGGCACAAGTATATGGATATAAACCTAAAGTAACACGACCAGCATTTACAACAGCTGATGTTTTTCAGACTGTACCAGCACGAGGAACTGGTACTAATGTTAAACCAGATATGAATTACGCATTAACTATCAATGAAGGTACACAAGTTAGTGCAAATAATGGTACTACCTTTAGAACATTAGAAGATGTAAATTTTAAATTTTCAAGTTCTTTTGACCCGTTACAAATAGATGTATTTGAAGTCAACCCAACTAATAAAGTTCCGTCATTATATTTGTTAAAAAAATCAGTTAAGTTAGGAAGTGGAACTATACAATCTGAAACTTTTGATTTTAGTTCTGCAGAATCATATCCAAGAATAAAATTAGCAAAACAAAATGTAATCGAAATACTTTCTGTTACAGATAGTGATAGTAATAAATGGTATGAAGTTCCATACTTAGCACAAGATACATTATTTACAGATGTAGAAAATACAGCAGCAACTGATCCAGATTTAGTTCAATACAACGACACCGTTCCGTATCTTTTAAAATTAAAAAAGACACCAAGAAGATTTGTTACTTACATTGTACAAGATGGTTCAACTGAATTAAGATTTGGTTCAGGTATATCCGATAGTCCAGATGAGGAAATAGTTCCAAACCCAAGTACGGTTGGTTCGAGTTTACCTGGTAGTCCAAATAAACTTGATACATTTTTTGATCCTGCAAACTTTCTTAAAACTGAAGCTTATGGTCAGGCACCAGCAAATACTACACTTACTATAAAATATGCATATGGTGGTGGTATAGAAGATAATGTAGCCGTAAATAGTATATCAAATATTTCCGAAGTTTCATTTACAGTAGAAGAAGATAATCTTGTAGCAAGTACATTACTAACTACCAAGAATTCAGTAGCAATTGCAAATCCATATCCAGCTACTGGTGGTAAATCGGCAGAATCTACCGAGGAGATTAAACAAAACGCATTAGCTTATTTTCAAGCACAAGGTAGAGTTGTGACTAAAGAAGATTATATAACACGAACATATGCTATGGGTAACAAATATGGTGCAGTTGCAAAGGCATACATTGTACAAGACGAACAATTAAATATACCAAATATGCAATTAGAAACTTCTCCAGGATCTGGATTGTTTATAGACGAGAGAAATATAGACCAACTTAGGTCTAAAGATTTAGTTTCTTCTAAAACAAAATTAGATAATCCTATGGCATTAAATTTATATACACTCGGATATAATGAGAATAAACATTTGACTCAATTAAACACCGCAGTAAAACAGAATTTAAAAACATATTTATCTCAGTATAGATTGGTGACAGATGCAATCAATATTAAAAATGCTTGGATTATAAATATTGGAGTTAAATTTAGTTTTATAGCTAGACGAGGATTTAATAAAAATGAAATTACTTTAAGGGCAATAGAATCAATTAAAGAATTTTTCCGAATAGATAAGTGGCAAATAAATCAACCTATTGTGGTTGCAGAATTAGCACAAATTATTTCACAAGTGGAAGGAATAGGAGCCATTGTTCCACCAGCAGAAAACAATCCTAATAAATTACCACTATTAATTACTAATAAATTTCAAGAATCGGATGGTTATTCGGGTAACATATATGATATAAATTATGCCACAAAAGATGGTATTATTTATCCGTCATTAGATCCAAGTATTTTTGAATTAAAATATCCAAATACAGATATCGAAGGTAGGTCGGTTGGTGATTCTGTTGGTGTGGCGTATTAAAGGGAGATAGTAAATGCATTATTTTGAATTTCCAACAAAAGATACTACATTATATGAAGATAGTGGAAGTAGAAATACAGGATTAGATGAAATTCTCGAAGTTCGTAAAGATATGAATGCTGATGGCAGTGTGGTTACGGTATCGAGAGCTTTAATTAAATTTGATTTAACTTATATTTCATCATCTGTACATAGTGGTTTAATACCATCTAACGCAAAATACTATCTAAATTTATTTGATGCAAATTCATCTGAATTGAATGTAGAACAAACATTATACGCATATCCAATTAGTCAATCTTGGACAAATGGTTCTGGAAAACATGATTCTAATCCTACTATCGAAGATGGATGTAGTTGGAAATGGAAAGATGGTGTTACTGGAAAAACTCAATGGAATGAAGTTTCACAATCGGGTGGAACTTGGTATAGTGGAAGTGGATATATTGCTTCTCAATCATTTACTAACGAAGCTGCAGATGTAAGAATGAATGTTACAGATATTGTTAACAAGTGGATAGGTGGTAGTGGTTATGTACCAAATGAAGGTTTTATGTTAAAGCGTAGTGGAAGTATAGGTAATACTGATACAAGTCTTGATGAGGGTAATACTACAAGATTTGGAAACTTTAGTTTCTTTTCAAGAGAAACTCATACAATTTACCCACCTAAGTTAGAAGTGGTGTGGGATGATTCTAAATGGAATACTGGATCATTAAGTCCTTTAACATCCGATAATTTAGAAGATATGGTTTTGTATATGAGAGGATTACGACCTGAATATAAAGAAAAATCAAAAGTAAAATTTAGAGTTGTTGGTCGAGAAAGATATCCTGAACGGACATATTCATCAACAAATTTATATGAAACAGGACACAACACTGCAAAATATCTACCAAGTGGAAGTACCTATTATGAAATAAAAGATGCATATACTGAAGATGTACTTGTACCATTTGGAAGTGGTTCTGTTGTAAGTTGTGATTCTACTGGAAACTATTTTAATTTTTGGTTGAATGGATTACAAGCAGAAAGATTTTATAGAATAAATTATAAAATTGTAAGTGGTAGTGGAACTGCCGAAGAAACTATTCAATATTTTGATGAGAAGAATTCATTTAAAGTAACGAGATAACATATGCCGTACACAAAAAAAGAACTAAAAGAAAACGAGTTTTGGCAAAAATTACATGAACAAGATAGAGTTGAGTATGAACACAAATTACAACAACCTATCGAT